TTTGGAAAACATGCGAGCTAGTTTTGGTTACGATAGCAGTGAACTAACACCAAACTCTAAGGTATGGTTCACAGATGCACGTATCCGTGATGTAAGTGGACAAGTGCAGTTAAGTGATGCACAAGGCGATGCTATTCGTGCTGCATTGCAAGACTTGAAAAGCACACCCGTTGACAGCAATGCATTTAATAAGTTAAACAGCGAATTGCCATTTGACCTTGTAGTAGAACTAAAAGCACATGCTAACGCACCTATACGAAGTGGTGCAGGACTGATACAAGATCCAAAACGTTTTGCCAGCAGTTTCATTGAGCGTACACAAGACAAATATGAAACTGCTATCAGCAAGTTAAAAACAGGACCCGAGGGCCCTGCAGGACAGCGAAAACTAGCACAATTAACCGCTGTATTGGCTATGTTAAATAACAATGTAGAAACTATTGCAAACATGTATAGTGCATACTTGAAAGCAGAATCTGTTAAGATGATGTTCCAAAAGAAAATGCGCAGTATACGTGCCATGGACAGTTTCATTGAACAGCCAGATGGCAGTTTTAAAGTTACTGATCCAGAAGGTTTTGTAATAGTGGATCACATGGGCAATGCTATGAAAATTGTAGATAGATTAGAATTCAGTGCTGCAAACTTTATAAAGGACTAAACATGAGATATAGAGAAATCGTAACCGAACTAGATGATAAAAAAGCCGACGAGTTTCACAGAAAACTAGACAAACTAGTACATGCTTATCTTGGTCACAGTTCAGATGAAGAAAAAGAAATGGCAGATAAAGAAGTCGACGAAGGCAGACATGACGGCAACTGGATGAAGGACGGCGTTGAAATGTGCAGCAAACAGTGCTGCGGTCAACCTGTAACAGAGTGCACCTGTGGTCCAACTTGCCCACACTGCGACTGTTACGAAAAGAATCGTGCCATGAGTGAAGGTGCAGATGACAAACGCTGGAAACAAACCAGCATGTCACCGGATCAAGCAATTGCAGCATATGGCAAAGACCGTGTTCGTGTCAAAAAAGGTGCACTGCGCAACGGTGACGACATGGTAGAAGTATTGGTAGAATCTGTTATGATGACAGAGGAACAGTTTGACGAAGCAGCAGGCGAAAAAGATGCTTGCTACCACAAAGTTAAAAGTCGCTACAAAGTATGGCCAAGTGCTTATGCCAGTGGTGCATTGGTGCAGTGTCGTAAAGTGGGTGCTAAGAACTGGGGCAACAAAAGTAAATGAGACTAAACGAGATCATAACCGAAGATCTACGTGCTTGGTTTGGCAAAGGCAAAAAAGGCGGTGCAGGCGGCGGTGGCTGGGATGCTTATAACAGCAAAGGCGAGCGTATTGGCAAGTGCGGCGATACCAAAGGCAACGCTAAACCAAAATGTTTAAGTAAAAGTAAAGCAGCAAGTTTGCGTAATGCAGACAAAGACGGCGACGGTAAAAAGGATGGCAAAGCAGGTATTGCACGTGCTGTTAAACGCAAACGTGCAAAAGATCCAAATCCAGATCGTCGTGGAAAAGCAAAAAACATAAAAAACTAATCCAATGACTCGCCCGTTCTTGCCGTATCTCGAAACCATGCTTTCAAATAGTTGCACACTAGCCTGCGACAATTGTACCAACTACAGTGATTATAATATGAAAGGCAGTTTAAGATACAGCGAGTTTGAGCCTGTGTTTGACGCTTGGAATGAAAGAATTGAAATAGACTGTTTTGGGTTTATCGGCGGTGAACCAATGATTAATCCCGAACTTAAAACTTTCATGAGAGAGACACAACGCAAACTACAAAAAAGTGTTATGCTTGTAACTAACATGACATTGTGGCATCGTTGGCCAAATTTTATAGATTTTATTAAAGACATGGGCAGTGTGCATTTAAAATTCAGTGTACATCAACCCAACGAAGAATATGTACATCGTGCAATAGGCGATGTAATGCAAAATGTAGATTGGACCGAAGTTGAAATCTCAGACAACTACGAACAGTACAAAAACGACGATTACTCATTGGTTTTTACTATAGATCGTAACAATAAATTTACTCGCACATGGCAGGGTAATAGTTATTATGATATGAAACCATACAACAACAATCCTGTTGCTGCGCACCGAGAATGTAGCCAAACGTATTGTCCGCTGCTTTACAAAGGCAGATTATATAAATGCAGTAGTGTTGCACTGTTAGACCAAGTACTAAAAGATCATTTTTTAATTGATGACCCAGACTGGAAACCTTATCTTGACTATCGTGGTATAGGCACAGAGGACAGCAACGAACAAATACAATTGTGGATAGATAACTATGCTAAACCTCACAGCATATGTCGTATGTGTCCTACTGCCAGTGATCAACCATTTTACAGTCATTGGGATCGAGTTCAATCTAAATAAATACACTAAATTAAAAGGCGACATCATGGACAGCGAATTCTTTAGAACACTATCATACAGACTAGCACAAGTACACGAGGACGAAACCAAAGATCGTGAAGAACTACGTGTAGGCAACTATCAAACTCGTCATTTTGACATTTGTCCTGGTGCCAGCGCACTGTATCGAGATATTGAAGAAAAAACCAACGACATGGAACTAGCAGAAAGAACTGCCAAAATGCAGGATGTTCTATTCTATTTAGAAAAACACACTGTAGAAGAAATGAAAAGTGCTACACAAGAAGATGTGTTTATGGCTGAAAATCTAGCAGATCAAATCATGGCCATGGCAGGTATGATGGGATTAGAAGACGAGCATGATTATATTCAAAGTCACGTGGATGCTATTAAGGAGATTGCGGAATGAAAATCACCGAACTAAATCAAACACCCGTAAGCGAAGGTTTAGCTTATCACGCAAAACAAGGTCTTCCGCTGAGCGAAAACGTTTATCGTCCAGGCAGTGAAGAATTTTTCAATCTTATTCACGAAGCAAGACGTGCCTACACAGAAGGTAAACTGGAACTGGATTGGTTCGACGAAGAATTGATCAACACAGATATTGGAACTATTGTAGAACTAGCAAGCGGCGAAGAAGTTCCACTGGACTTGCCTTTTGAAGAAGAACTAACTGAAGCAGAATACCAAGGTAAAACTGTAGAGCTAAACAAGCCCAAGCGTGGCGGCAGTAAAAAGTTCTATGTGTATACCAAGAATAAAAAAGGCAATGTAATTAAAGTGAGTTTTGGTCAACAGGGCATGACTGTAAGAACAGACGAACCAGGTAGAGTTGCAAGTTTTGTTGCAAGACATGATTGTAAAAACAAAAACGACAGAACCAAAGCCAGTTACTGGAGTTGCAGATTGCCACGTTACAAAAGTCTAGGCATTAAAGGCGGGCAGTGGTGGTAAAACCTTATACTGATCGTTATACAGACGATTGTACTAGAATACGTAGATTTAACAGTAACATCAGCAGCGATGAATTGGTATGGCACCAAGACACCAAAACTAGACGTATTACTGTGCTAGAAGGTATTGGCTGGAAATTACAACTAGACAATCAACTGCCAGTGGAAATGTTGCCCGATACCAGTTATACTATTCCACAAGAACTACACCACAGACTGCTAAAAGGTGCCGGAGAACTAATAGTAGAGATAGTAGAAAAATAATTTCTTGCTCTAGTTATAAACTTATGTTATTTTACATGTATTATCAATTAACAAAAGGATTACTTCAATGGGTAAAAAAGGTGGCAAGAGCAAAGGTTTTGTTAGCCAAGGTATTCACAGCAACGTAGATCGTAAGATTAGCAACAGCATGCGCCGTGACTACATGGCCAGCGGTGACCGACTAATGAATCAAATTGATGCATGGAAGAAAGGTCGGAATGTAGTTTTTACTATTCCAAATCCCAATCCAAATGAAACCAACAAACGTTTTATTCGTGTAAATGCACGAGATATCAAAGGCAAGGCACGATAACATGGCTAGAAATTTTACACAAGAAGAAAAAGACAAACTCACACAATTGATCCGTGAAGGCAGTACTGTGATGCAAGAAGTGGAAGATCTCAACGGAGGTCTCAAAGACACTGTACGTGCTATTGCAGAAGAAATGCAAATTAAACCAGCAGTGCTTAACCGTGCTATTAAGATTGCACACAAAGGCGAGTTTAGTCGCACCAGCGAAGATTACAGTTTGCTAGAAGACATTCTAGTAGCAGTAGGCAAAGATCAGTGATTGAAAAAATAAAAAACTTTTGGCGACACAGTTATGAAAGTGATCGTGTCGCTTTTTTCTGCGAATTAATCAGTTTTGTGTTTACTGTAGGTGCAAGTTTAACACTGGCAATGACTGCGGATGCACCCGATATGCGAATAGTGTATCCATTCTTTTTCATTGGCAGTGTAACCGCAGTATACGGATACTATAGACGACAACTGGCTTGGCCGTTTATGCTTACAGGGTATTTTGCCATTGTAAACATATTTGGATTTAGTGTAGCAATGGGTTGGTTGTGACTTGACATTTGCAGTATTTTTGTATATGCTAATAAAAAACAAAAGGAAAAATCATTGAGTTACATTGACGCTATCATTGATCGTGACACAGACAGAATTCATGTTGTGGAACGCATCAATGGCAAACGCATCTACAACGAATATCCTGCTAGTTATGTGTTTTACTACGACGACCCACGTGGTAAACACAATACTATCTACGGCACTCCTGTATCACGATTTGCTACAAAAAGCAGCAAAGAGTTTCGGCGTGAAGTTAAGATGCATGAAGGTCAGCGTCTTTGGGAAAGCGATATCAATCCTATTTTCCGTTGTTTAAGCGAACATTACTTGGATGCAGATGCTCCTACTATGCAAGTGGCATTTGTGGACATTGAGACTGACTACGATCCTAAGCGTGGCTTTAGTAGCCCAGAAGAAGCATTTATGCCTATTACTGCTATTACAGTTCACTTGCAATGGCTAGATCAATTGGTAACATTGGCTATTCCTCCCAAGGGTATGAGCATGGCTGTGGCCAACGATATTGCTGCTAAGTTTGACAATACTGTGATGTTCGACGACGAAGCACTGATGCTGCAAACATTCCTAGACTTGATTGAAGATGCTGACATCGTTAGTGGCTGGAACAGCGAAGGGTATGATATTCCTTACTTGGTTACTCGAACTACTCGAGTTCTTAGCAAGGACGATACTCGACGTTTTTGCTTGTGGGGACAGTTTCCAAAAAAGCGTACATTTGAACGCTTTGGCGCAGAAAATATCACGTACGACTTGATTGGTCGTGTGCACGTGGACTACATGCAACTGTACCGCAAGTACACCTACGAAGAGCGCCACAGTTACAGTCTTGATGCCATTGGCGAATATGAACTCAACGAAAAGAAAGTTGCTTACGAAGGCACACTGGATACGCTGTACAACCAAGACTTTGAAAAGTTTATTGCGTACAACAGACAAGACGTTGCACTACTGGACAAACTAGACAAGAAGCTCAAGTTCATGGATTTGGCCAATGCTATTGCTCATGAAAACACTGTGCTTATGCCTACTGTTATGGGTGCTGTTGCTGTTACAGAACAAGCAATTATTAACCACGCTCACAAACAGAACTTGATTGTGCCTAATCGTCGTAGCCACGAAGGTAACACTGCGGCTGCCGGTGCTTATGTTGCACATCCTAAAAAAGGCATGCACGAGTGGATTGGTGCTATTGACATCAACAGTCTGTATCCCAGTGCTATCCGTGCACTAAACATGGGTCCAGAAACCATTGTAGGGCAACTACGTCCTACACTAACTGATCAATACATTAGCGACAAAATCAACTTGGAAAAGAAAAGTTTTGCTGATGCATGGGAAAACATGTTTGGCACACTGGAATACACTGCAGTAATGGAACGCCGTAAAGACGTCGACATTACTGTTGACTGGGAACCTGCAGGATCGGATGTATTAACAGCACGTGAAGTACACGACTTGATCTTTGCCAGTGGACAAAAGTGGATTCTCAGTGCAAATGGCACTATCTTTAAATGGGATATGAAAGGTATTATTCCTGACTTGTTGGAAACATGGTATGCTGAACGTAAAGTAATGCAGTCTAAAAAGCGAGAAGCAACAGAGTCTGCAGACATTGAGTTTTGGGACAAGCGTCAATTGGTTAAGAAAATTAACCTTAACAGTTTGTATGGTGCTATTCTTAACCCTGGATGTAGATTCTTTGATAAACGTATTGGACAAAGTACT